GGTCAGTACTGCCCTAGTTTGGCACAGGCAACGCACGAAGATAACGGCACCGGACGGATTACGCTGCCCGGTCAATGTATCAGCGTGTTAAATGTAAAAGCCGATGATGCGGACGTACAGGCCTATCATGTATTGAATTTACAAACGATAGTATTTGATGCAGATCATGAGCAGAAAATCACCGTTGATTATATAAAGACTGCTGGATATAAGAAGCTAGCTGATGAAAGCGGACTACCGGCAGAATTAGAAACGTTATTAGTTGATTACATCGTATATAGGGTTATGAACCTTGATATTTCCGGCGTAACGGCGAATATGGTTAATGCGTTGCAATCGATTAATGAAGGTTTGGGGAATAATGAAAGCGTAATTGCGGAAGGGTATTGGAGTTATGGTTGTAAGCGAATTGATTACTCTAGTTAATGTAGAGTCAAACGAAATACTTGACGAACAATTAGAGTATATCCAGTACATTAACGCCGCTATTGATTGGCTAACTACTATTCTTGTTAGTATTAAGGATAGGGAAGTAGTTAAGAATATGGATATACCCAACCTAAAAGGTGTACCGTCCGACTTTATGGGGTTCGTTCCTAAGAGTGGTTATCCTATCCGCATCATTAACGGAACATTTGAAACGTATGACGGCCAAACGGTTAAAGAAGTATTTTATAGTGTTCGTAAAAATCACGTTGATGATTTAGACGACCCTATTCCATTCTCTGAATTCTTTCATCAGTATTTAGTGCAGCTTATATCTTTCATGGTTAAGAAAAAATCACTTATGACTGATTATGCTGCTTATGATAAACAATTCATTGACTACATAACGGAACAGATTAAGGCGGCAAGAGGTATAGCATAATGGGCGTTAAACAGGTGGCAACTACAAACGGGTTCCGGCTGGGCCTTGATTGGAGCAACCCGCCGGAAAATATCGACGTGCAAGCGCTAACACAGGCGCAACAATGCGAATTCGATAGAACAGACAACGCACTCCGTACTGTTCCGGGTATTCGTGTATTGTATGATTTCGGACTACCAATAGAAACGATATATCATGATGTGTACCGTAACAAGTGGTACTTTTCTAGTGGCCGAAATTTGTATGAAACCGATTTTAGCGGCAATACACTATTAGGCACATTAAATGGTACCGAACGGCCGAGATATCATGCGTTTGGCGGTGATATTCTTATTGCCAGCGGTGATAAATTGCAAGCCATTTCCGGTGCTGGTAAGTTATCCACTATTGAAAGTCCGGCATGTGATATAGTATCGAGTCATTCCGGGCGCGTACTGATTGCATCTACTAATTCGCATAGGTTGAATTGGTCGGCAGTTGGCGACTACAACGCATGGATCCATAACAGCAACGATGCATCTAGTGCGCAATATGTAGACGTTGGGTATAAAGACCAAGGCAGCATCATTGCGATTGATTTCTTATCACGTGCAGTTATTGTATACAAAGAATACGGGCGCGTGTATCAAGTCATTGGCACGCCAGATGCGCAGAATTTAACCGTATATCCTTTATCCTCTACCGGTTATTGTAGTGGTGCAACGGTGAGCGTTGATGATCGTAGCTATTATTTAGGTAATCAAGGGTTCATGTCTTTCATGCCTACAAATACCTATGCAGAAATACAACCGTTTGAAACTGGATTGAATATCAACTCTTATTTGTTGAAGTACATAACGAAAGATTGCGAAGTATGGCATATATCCAGTAGAAAACAAATCTGGATTAAACCATATAACGGCGATACGGTATTTATATATCACTACTTGCCACGATATGAGGACGGGCGCGGGGTTTTCACATCAAGAAAATTCACGCATAACATCAATGATGCGGTGAATGTGGATAAAGAAGTATACATAGCATACGGCAATAAGATTGGTATTCTTGATGAAACAATAGATACCGACGATACGAAACAAATCCAAACATCAATTATCAGCGGCAACAGATTGGCAACACGTCAATTTGTGTTGATTATGAACTATAATTTTGTAACGCATAATCTTATTCCCGGTTATGGAACTATTGGCATATCGAATAAGAAGCCTAAGCCGATTAACTTTTCAAGTAAAGCAACAAAAACCTACTATGCGAATGAAAAGCTATACGAAGCCAAAACATTAATGAATATTAATGAGTACACGAAGGCGTATAAGATTGGCGGCGGTGCAAATCGTAATGTACAATTTAAAATCAATGTTCAAAAGGGCGCTATTTCGTTACGCCAGTTAGATTATACGTATGAAGAGGTTTAAACATGGCATATAAAGAAAAATACCCTTTGGATATAACGCCACAGGGCGATACTGTACAAGATAGTATTAAGAAAAACCGCGATGAATTATTGAACGTTGCGCAACAAATCGAACTCAAAGCCGGCGGTGGTGGTACTGGCGGCGGTGGTGGTACTGGTGGCCTACGTAATCGCGTATTAAGTGGTAAGGTAAGCAATGGTGAATTTTCATTCTTAACCGGCGATAACCTAAGCGTAATGATTGACGGCAGTCAAACGCCTGTTCTATTGTCATTCGCCGACGGTTTCAACGATTACGGCGCCGTTGATTATATACAAACTATCACACGCAAGCAAAGCGCATGGAGCTTACCGGCTAATAGTACATCGTATTTGTACGTCGAGCGCTCCGCATCTGGCGGCATTACTTATGGCAGTACAACACTTGAACCATTACGCCAGCCAAATGCACCAGCAGCGGCAACGGATAAAATGTACTACAACACTACAAGCGAAAAAATGAATGTGTACACAGGCACATACTGGAAAAACATTCTACGTGTAATTGTGGCCGTGGCGGTAACAGATGCAACGCGTGTAAAATCTATCAAATATTATGATCCATACTTAAACACGGCGACCGATGCCGTAATCGGCACGCGTACGGTTGACGGTAAAGCGTATGAATTAACCGACATTCTAAACCAAATGGCGGAAGCTATTAAAAAGATTGCTGGTGATGCTAGTTTTACAAATAACCCAAGCCGCACATTAAAAACCATTACGGATACGGTAAATGGATTAAGTAGCGCATATTATCGCAAAACGGATACAGTAGCCAACGCAACGCACGCAGTCAATGCAGATAATGCTACACATGCAACAACTGCCGATACTGCAACAAATGCGGAAGCATGTGTTAAGAAGTCCGGCGATACTATGACGGGCACGCTAAAGGTTCCGGGCCTTTCCAATAACTCGATTGATTTAGATTATCTTGCTAACAACAAGGCTGGTTATAGTGGCTTTACATTTGGCGAATTAAATAACTACCGCATATGGGGTACTGCTTATTGGGGTATTGGTGCTATGTTCCCATGGTATACAAGCCAAGACCGCATACTAGGTACTCAGCTTTATTTTGCTAACAGTAATGCGGCATTTATTCGTTTTGATACAAATACCAAAGGTATGAACGAATGGCAACGTATCGCAACGTTTGAAAATAACAATACGTTGACATTCCCGAATGGCGCAAAGTTAAAGGTGGAATAATATGCCTAATATCGTATTAGAAAAAGGCGGTCAAATATACCGTTTCGGACTTAACACAGATAGATCCGTAACAAATGGTAAAGCGGTACCAGTAACATATAACGGCGTTGATTACTACGCACGATATGGAACCGATGCAACACCGTTAAAAATCGAAGTGAACGGCCAGACGCGTTATATCCAATATGATGCCATAGAATTTGCGCGCTTTTATTGGGAACGCCGTGCAAGTGATAAAAGCGGATACAGTACAACTTTGTTTTTCCCGAAAGGGCGATATCGCGCAACGCTTGACGGTAGCAATAGAAACAACTGGGATATCAATGTTAATGATAGCGGTAATAGAACCGTATCAATCAGTTTTCCGGGTTCTATGAATAACAAGCGTTTAGAGTGTTCTATAAGTGGTGTATTTAATAATTACGTCGTATCTGGTTCTAACTGGAATAAAGTAACGATTGAACGGATAGGGGATTAACGATGCAACTTGAAAGCCTTGAAAGCATGATAAAAGACTATGAACGGCGCACGGGTGAACGTGTTAGTCTTGAAGGTTTTTATTTCGATGAAAACAACAATTACAAAGATAAATATAACTACTACTTTAAATGGTTCCCTAATGCGGGTTTTCTATTCTGGACTATCAACGAACATGACGGCGAACGATATTTTACTATCTGGCAAACATACGGCGATATGAAAGTAATAGGAAAATATATCGTTGAAGTAATGAAGATGAATGATCTTGATGTAATTGTAACGGCAACACATCGAAGCGTGCGCGGTTTCATTAAAAAGTGGAACATGGAACGCGTTCCAACTATGGACTATACCTATAATGGGTTTAATTACAAAGTACTGAAAACGGTGCGTAAACACCTTGAAGCTACTTTGTAGAAAGGAAAAGCATGTTTAAATTTGACTTGCAATTATTTGGCGGCGGCGGTAAAAAGTCGAAGGTAAGCAGTATCGATGCAAAACTACCTACGGCAACGGCCGACGAAAAGCAATTGTTACAAGGCCAAATGGATTGGATTAATAACACAAATCGAAGCGCCAACACCTTGCAAGGTATGGGCGATGCGGCCTTGAATAACGTGATAACACCAGAATACGGCAATATGTATAATTCGTATTTAGGCGCTAACCGTGGCAATCAAAATGCTATAGGTGCGTTACAGAACTTAGTAACAACGGCCGGCGCCAAGAATTTGACGGATAACACGCGGTATGCAAATCAGTTAGCGGCCAGCGTTGATAGTATGAACAACGGCGCAAGCCAACTGGCTAACGAATACAACGGCGCTTTACTGCAAAACCAAAATGCAATGGCCGATATTACAAACGGCCAATTACCTACGGCCTATGCAGATGCTAGACGGCAAGCGTTAAACAATGATTTACAGGCAACCGTAGGCAATGCAGTTTCTGGCCTAGCAAGTCGCGGCATTGTGAATTCATCTATTACAGATAATGCATTAAATGATATTAGCAAGAACGCATCTAACACACTTGCGGCACAATATTCGAACGATTTGAACCAAGCGGCGGCACTCAATACGCAAGCGCTTAATAATAATTTAAGCGGCATCGGTGCAAAAATGGGGTTATGGGGTAATACCTATAATAACAATCAAAACGGCATCATTAATCAAGCAAATCTAATGAACCAAGGTTATGCAAATCAGATGAATAACGCCGGCACCGCAGCGGGTTTAGTAGGCCAACGCGAAGGGTTAGCGCAAAACCCTATTAATACAGGCGCAACAACACAAAGCGCAGCTATTCAACCGGCTAAGGATTACTACTCTATGAGCCAGTTGAATAACGCGGATCAAGAAGATTTACTTAACAGATTTATGTCATTACGCTATGGACTAGCACAACCAGCACAAACTATGGTTAAGCAAGGTTCTGGCGGTTTCTTTGGAGGACTTATGAAAGGTTTTTGTTTTGTAGCGGGTACTGAAATTGCAACACCAGAAGGTGGCAAGGTTATTGAAACATTTGTTAATGGTGATACTGTTATTACGTTGGGTGCGGTTAATGATGTAATTGCATTGCATGATATGGGCGAAAAAGAAACACATCGCCTTGAAACTGTATCTTTTGGCGTAACAACTACGCCGACAGAAAAGGTATTGACTCCGGAAGGCTTGAAATTAGTTAGTGATTTGGTAGTTGGCGAAGTTATTATGACGGTTAATGCTTATGAACCTGTTACACTCAGCGAAGCAACTGGCAATACTGAACATGTATATGAACTTCAATGTACTGGTGATAACTTATTCTACGCTAACGGCATTATGGCGGAAGGTATCAACGAAGAAGAATTGAAAGCTATTGCAGAAGCACCAGAAGAAGCACCGGAAGAAACACCGGAAGAAAAACCGAAAAAGAAAACTACAAAGAAATCTAACAAATCTGATGAACCAGTAGACGAAGAAAGCGAAGATAACAAGAAAGTAGAGGAATAACACAATGGGCGTAATCTACGTTAAAGATTTTGAACCATGGGCGGCGTTGGGTGAATTAGCCGGTCAATATTTCTCACACCGTTTAGGGGCGTTACAGAATAATAAAATGGCTAAAGGCTACCAAGCAATGCTAGGCGGTGGCGGTGGTGCTGGCGGGGAACAAGACCCGAACACTCCGCAAATTATGGATAATAATAACCGCATGGCTGGAATGGGTATGCAACAACCTAATAGCGCCGGTCAAATCAACCAGTTATTATCTAATTCTAATAACACATTTGCCAATAACTTGATGCAAAAGAATAATATCGGATTATGGGGCGGTCAAAATCCAGCTGCACCAGCACAACCGATGCAAGCTAACACAGATGCACCGGCTAACCCTGTTACTGATCAACGCTTTAACGCATACATGAACGAGCCAAGTCCTACGTTACAAAAGCAGTTGCAAGCACAGGCAGCGCAAGCACCACAAATGCCAGCAGCACCAGCACAACCGCAACAAAACACGGGGTTATGGAATTTTCAAAATCTAAATAATACTGGTATTAATACAGGGGTACCGCAATCATACCAAGAAATGATGCAACAAAGACAAAACGCACCTTTTCATGGGGCGCCCAATTCGGCCGTAAATGGTAACGCCGATGCGGATAAAGCGCCGGGCCAATACTCTATACCAGACAAAGCAAGCGTAACAAGTGAAGCACGCAAAAGACTAGGGGCGAATACACTCGCCCTAGTCAAAGCGGGTTTTGATTTCAAGACCGCACAAAGCCTTGCAAGCGATCAATATCAAACAGATGTAAACAATATGTACATGCAGCAAGTCAACGAATATCAAGATAAAGTGCTTGAACCTATGCGCCAACAAATCATGAATAACCTTGTATTTACGCAAGACAAAGACGGCAACCCAGTTGTAGATACATACAACACAAAACGGGTTAAAGGGTTAGCGCCAGCCGTTGCAAGATACAATTATCTAGCAAGTAAAGTAGGCGCTGGTACTATTGATATGAATAACTTGAATAGCATTGCGGCACTTGATAAACCGGATTACAAATTTAGTAGCGCACAAAACGGCCATATTGTACGTTACAACATGGGCGACGGTACTATTCAAGATATGGGCGGTTATGGCAAAGTTGAAACAAAACAATTTGCGAACGGCCAAGTTATCGTTATGACTCCGGACGGTCAAATGAAAAATATTGGTAATTTCGGGGCGAAAAACATTAAAGTTATGCCAGACGGTAAAACGTATATTGTTGGATCAGACGGCAGCATGAAATATGTAGGTACTCACGTTAAACCGGCAACGGCTACACAGTCCGGAACTAGCGGATATAATGCGCAAGTATTAAGAACTTTATCAGCGCAGCATACCGCATGGGTAAAAGCTAACCCAGACAAGGCAGAAACAGAAAGCCCTTATTACGGGCAATTACAAAGCGCATTAAGCGGTGCGCCTACTGCTGGTGGTGCTGGTGCTGGCACGCCAACTGTTAAACGGCAGCCGACATATTCCAGCGAAGAACAAGCAGCAATTTCCAAGCGAATGAATGAACTATCAGCGCAAGGCTGGAGTGATGATCAGATAGCGGCGGAACTTGATGCGGCCGGATACGGTCAATATAAATCGTGGTTAAAATCTTATTAATAAAAGGGGTAGACTATGGGTGCGTTTGATGATATTACAAGCCAATACGGCAAGGCAGCTGGAAACGGTAACGCCTTTGAAGATATAACAACCGAATACGGTTATGACGTAGGCAACGCGCCCAAGCCTACGTTTTGGGATAGCGTAAAAAATAATGCCGAATATGTTGCTAATGGCGTTAAAAACAATATCGAATGGATTGATAAAACCGGCAAAGAAATTAATGACAATGTAGGTAATACGTTAATAAACTGGAAAAATGACGTTGTAAACAAATCCAATAATCTAGGCAATGAATATTCTAAAAGTGCTGCTAATGCCATTGAAGCAAATGGGGATAATTTCTCAACGTTTGACGATAACGGCGACTTTGTCAACGAATATGCTGCGCCGGGGTTAGGTAAGGCGCGAGTAGAAACCTATAACGCCGCAGTTGGTAAACCAGCCGGATATCTAGCAATTACTCCGTATGTTCCACCACCGGTGCGAATAGCTGCTGGCGTCCTTGCTGCACCTACGATTGCAAGTGATACGGCGGAAATGTATAACGCCAATGAAGCAGCAGAAAACGAAGGAACGGCACCGGACGGAATTTTAGGAAATAAATATGTAGCTACGGCAAAAAATGTATTAGTAGACCCAATCGCTGAACCGGTTGGGCGTTTGGTTGATGATCCGGGCGAATTCGCAAAGAATATTGCCATGAACCCTACTAATTTATGGGATAACGTGTTTTTACCGGTTGGAATGGTTAAAGGCGTAACACCTAAAAAAGTAAGCGGCGCAATCGGTGAGCGTGTAGGACGTGCAGCGGAACATATCAAAGAAAAGGCGTCTAATGTATTTGAAGATATCGGCGAACGTTTTACAAAAGACACGCCAAAACTTGAAGAAGGCATTACCTATAATGCGTTTGATGATATACCAGTACCGGAAGAAACTGCAAATGCAGTAGAACCGCGCGAATACTCCGAAGGCGGTTTGAACGGTCAACCTATGGAAGGTGAAACCGGTAATATCCAAGCGGATATATATAACCGATATCGTCAAAATGGGTTGAGCGACGTTGAAGCGGCTGCGATGACTGGCAATATTGGCGCCGAAAGTAGTTTTAGTACGACTGTTACAAGTGGCGACGGCTACGGTTCCCGTGGTTTGGTTCAATTTACTGGCGATAGATTGAACGGCGAAAAAGGTTTGTTAAAATTTGCGGAAAGCCGCGGATTAGATCCATGGGATTGGAGAACGCAAGTTGATTTCAGCGTATGGGAATTACATAACACGGAAAGCGCTGCACTTGAAGCAATGCGGGCGCGCCCAGATGCAACGCCGGAAGAAATGGCCGTTATCATACGGAAAAATTACGAAAGACCAGACCCAGCAGTTGCACATGATGATGTAAGGGCGCAAATTGCTAAAGAAACATTCGAGGGCAATTATGGTAAATATGAAAATAGGCCACGTGATAATACATCGTTTAAAGATAATTCGCTAGACCCTAACTATAGAGGAAATGAACAACCGTTTAAAGATGAGTTTATAGAAAACGAAAAACCGGTAAGCGGTGAAGAAACGCATACCGATTTAAACAGTTTTGTGGAAAATACCGATAAAAAACAGGTTAAAAACGAAGATTTAGGTATAAACTATCAAGGCGAAGGCGAAACGGCCCGTACAGGCGAAATAAATGAATTTCAGCCTAAAGACCGCATAAATACTGACTTTGTAGAGGGTGAAAAACCTAAATTTGAAGAAAAAGCACTTGAAAACGATGCAAATACTCAATTTAGGTATGAAGAAGATGCACCAAACGAAAGTTTACGAAATGCACTTGACGATTTACCGCCAAAAGCAAAAGAAACTATCATAAACGAATTAAAAAATGATGCATCTGAACCACGATACACCGAATTAGAAAATAAAGTACAATCTAATACGGAAATATTGAAAGATTTAAACAAAGCCACAAAGCCAGATATTCCCAAAACGGAACTTGATGCGGTGAAAGTTCGATTATCTGAAAGCCTAGACGTACCAGTTGAAAAGCTAAGCCGTGATTATATAGAAACTGTTCGCCGTGATCGTGCTGCTGAACTTATTGCAGATACGCAAGAGTTAAAATTAATGCAAGCAGAACCGGCAGAAGGTGGCGTGAGCAAATACGCACAGCAACCTAGCCAGCTATTAGACAATGCAACGCATGAGCAAGTACACGAAGCCATGGTGAAAGCATTTGACGGTAACGAAGCAATGGCAAATCGTTATTTAGAAAGTAAAGGCGTTAGACCTACGGAACCGCTACAATATAGCGTTAAAGGTAACGAAACGCCGCATACTGGCATTGATGAAGTAGGGCGGTTAGGCCGAAGCGTAACGCGTAGGGAAATATTAGATGCAGTTAATCACTTATTCAATCAACGCGTTAAAAGTGGCCGTTTAGGACGTTCTAACGTACGCGGTTGGTATAACACGAAAACCGATGTAATTCGTAGCGGTAATTATGGCGAAATTCCAGTTATCATGCATGAATTGGGGCATTATGTAGATAATTATTTCGGTTTCAGTAAAGATGCGCGGTTTAATACCGAATTTAACGGCGTTATTCAAGACCGTTTCGGCAAAGCGTACAACAAATTAGGCGATGAAGGAATTCGAGGGGAAGGTTACGCAGAATTCTTCAAAGATTATGTGAGTGATCGCGCGAAAGCAAAACGCGAATTTCCAGAATTCTATAATCACTTTACGGAAGCAATCGCAAAAGAACCAGAATTGAACGGTATCACCAATAAATTATCGCAGCTGGTTCATGAATGGCACCGTCAAGGCGGCGCTGAACGTATCAAAGGCAGCATTTCTTTTGAAAGCAAGGGAAAAGTTAGCCAAGCTATTGATGCGGTTAAGCGTGGCGAAGCGAAAGACGTAATAAAAAAAGCATTAAACGATGTATACACTAAAGCCGTTGATGAACTTAACCCGTTAAAGGATTTAGTGGAAGAAGTCGAACGCCAAACAGGCGAAAAGATTTCATTTAATGATAACCCTTATATGCAAGCGTGGTTAGCACGTGGCTGGGTTGGTAAAGCTGAAACGCTTATTGAACACGGCGCGCCGGAACATGGTATCAAATCGTTAAAAGACATTTTGAAAGGTATAGGCGAAAAGGAACATAAGGAATTTTCCGCATACCTTGTGGCCTTGCATGATTTAGACCTACATAAAAATAAACAAAAAGCAACGTTTGATTATACCGAAGATGCTGCCGTATTAGGTAAGCACGCCGGAAATGAACGTTTTCAAAAGGCAGCAGTTGAAATCTATAAATATCAAGATTACATGTTGCAAATGTTAGTTAAAGAAGGCATGCTAACGGCTAAAGCGTATCATACAATGCGTAAAATGTACCCGCATTATATTCCATTTTTCCGCGACATGTCAGATGCTGGCATGCAATCGTTTTTATCTGGCGGAAAGGGTTTCGTTGATGTATCTAGTCCGGTTAAACGTTTCAAAGGCAGCACGCGCGATATTATAGATCCGTTGGAAAGCATCGTAAAAAATACATTCCAATTCTATAACGCAGTAGAACGCAATCACGTTGGCCGTACATTTGCAAAATTAGCCGATAAAAACGGTGTAGGGCAAATTGTGGAACGTGTAAATGGTAATAAGGCAAAAACGGATAATACATTTAATGTTTGGGAAAATGGCGAAAAAGTTACCTACGAAACAACGCCAGAACTTATCCAAACAATGCGCATGTTAGATAAAGAACAATCGAACATGGTTGTTAAAATCTTGTCATATCCGGCAAGTTGGTTGCGCGCTGGTGCTACATTATCACCGGAATTTATCTTGCGAAACCCTGTACGCGATATGATAGGCGCATCTATCTATTCAAAACATGGCTTTATTCCTGTAGTTGATACCTTTAAGGGGTTGGCGTTATTCCTTAAAAAAGGTGAATTATACTGGGAATATATGAAGTCCGGCGCTGCACATGCGGCAATGGTTTCGTTAGACCGTGACTATTTAGGCGGTCAATTACGCGATATTATGAACCGCGATAGTAAGGTTACTAAATTAATTAAAAATCCGCTTGAATTGTTACGTGCTATGAGTGAAGCAACAGAAATGGCAACACGATTGGCCGAATATGACAATGCACGAAAGGGTTATACTGGGTTAGGTAATCGCCTATTCGGTAAAGATAGAAAGCCTTTAACTGCACGAGAAGCAGCACTAGAAAGCCGTGATATAACGTTAGATTTTAGCCGTAGAGGTACACATACAAAGCGGTTAAATCAAATAACGGCCTTCTTTAATGCAACATTACAAGGCGCCGACAAAATGGCCCGTGCGTTTAAAGAAGATCCGCGCGGTATGACGGTAAAAACTATGCTATATATTACACTACCAAGTGTATTGTTATGGTATATGAATAAAGATAATGAACGATACCAAGAGTTGCCACAATGGGAAAAAGATACATTTTGGATTATTCCGGGCAAGGAAAATATGTATCGAATTCCTAAGCCGTTTGAAGCTGGCGTGTTATTCGGTACATCATTTGAACGTATGTTGCAGTATTTTGACGATGCAAAAAACAACCGTAAAAGCGTAGGTTTTAAAGGATACGGTGAGCGCGTAATGGACAGTTTGGCTCCGGGGTTAATTCCTACGGGTGCAATTCCTGTTCTTGAATATATGACAAATTACTCATTCTTTAGACAACGCAGCATCATTCCGCAATCACAAGAAAACTTGCCAGCACGCCTACAATACGGCGCTAATAGTAGCGAAGTAGCAAAATTTGTAGGCGATAAAATCAACGTTTCACCGTATATGGTAGACAATACCATTAGAGGGTTAGGTGGCGGCCTTGCTGGGTTAGGTTTAAGTGCTATTGATGCGGCTACTGGTGCAAAAGAAAATAATGCATCTAAAAAATGGTACGAAGCGCCGGGGTTAAGAGGGTTCACGGCGGCACCTTATCAATCATCTAATAGCGTACAACGTGTTTATGATGATTATAAGGAACAAGAAAAATTGCATAATGAATTTAAACTAACAGGGCAACGACCAGACGGATACGATGCCAAAGAATTCGCAAAACTCAAAAATGCAAGTGATAGCCTAAAAGGTTTGAATAAAGCATCCAAGGCGATCATTAATAATGAGCGCATGAGCGGCGACCAAAAGAGGGAACAATTAGACAAAATCAATATGAGAAAAGCCAATATAGCGCGCAGCGTTTATGGTTTAGGTAAGGTTAAATAAAGGGGCGCATAATGGAGTTTATTTTGAAGTTTATTGTTGAGGGTTGGAACTCTTTAACAGATAGTTTTATATTGAAGGCAATGTTAAGCAGTGCGGCTGCCGTTGCGATATGGTTAATTGGAATTAAACACGTCCAGATTTTGGGCGTGTTTATTTTATTGGTATTTATTGACCTATTCACTAAATGGGCGGCTATTGCCTATCAAATGTTAATTGATGAATACGGATATGATAAAGACCAAATAGCCGTATGGGAAAAATATCGCGCAATACCGTTGGCATTTGAAAAAGGTTTAATTTCCAGCCGATACATGCGAAAAGGTTTTGTGTTTAAAATTTTAACGTATGTAGCGGCTACAATGGCGGCCGTGCTATTCGATGAAATGAGCGGTCAAAAGCAATTTGCGGTATCGCTTGTATGGTTGTATTTGGGTTCCTGTGAATTCCTATCTATTATGGAAAACCTACGCGACGGCGGAAATGCGATGCTAGGTAAATTCCTAGATTTAATCCGAACAAAAATTGAAAATAAAGTTAAATTATAGGGGGTACCATGAGGGGTATTGATGTAAGCGAAAATAACGGTGTAGTTGATTGGGGCGCGGTCAAGGCTAATGGGTTTGATTTTGCTATTATTCGCATCGGTTATGGTCGCGGTAATTTAGATAGTGAATTCTATAACAACGTAAACGGCGCAATTAATGCCGGTTTAGCTATTGGGGTATACCATTATTCCTACGCCATGAATGAAGAACATGCAGCAGAAGAAGCCGAATTCGTATTGAATACACTTAACGATGCCGGCTTAACTGTTGATAAGTTGCCAATGGGCGTATGGTTCGACATGGAAGATGCTGACGACTACAAGGCAGAACGTGGCATGCCAACGGATCAGCAATTAACAAATATTTGTAGCGTGTTCATTAATAAATTATGGCAAGCTGGCTATGTAAATACCGGCCTATACGCTAGTTATGACTGGTTAGTAAATGTATTAGATGTTAGCCAGTTGGGCGGTTGCGCTATCTGGTGCGCACAACTTAATAGCCAATGCGATTATGACGGCGCTAATTTATGGCAATATACATTTACTGAAAACATTGAAGGTAAGGAATTTGATGCGGATTTAGTATTGAATTGGCCTATCTAACGGGGGTATTTTATGGATACTATCAAGCAATTCATAAAGGCGTATTTACCAGTTATCACAGTAGCATTGCTTATGTTGCTGGTGGTAGTTGCCGGCCTGTTCGCCTATAATATGATGCATACCAAAAAGCTACAAGAACCGGTTATTATCAATCAGACCATAGCGAAGAACCCGCATAAAATGGCGGATACATTAAAAATCACGCCGAAGGAAGCAACGGAAGTTATTTCCTATAAGGAAAGTACTGAACCTGTGGCAACGTATTATACACAGGCGCCAACGCTACATGATGCGGCAGTTATTACGAAAAACGCTATCAAGGATAAATCACAGAATATTCCAAAGGAAGCTATAGAAAAAAGCGATAGAACCGCAGTTGTTGAAAATACCGATGAACAAAAGGTTGATGTATATAAAATCAACCTTAACAAATCGCATCGCATAATGGGCGGCGTTACGGTATTGGAAACAGGGAAGGTATACGAAACTATAGGGTATCAAGCGGGCGACTTTCAAGGCCTAGCGCATTTTGACGGGAAGCATTTCAAAGGAGCCAGCGCGCTTTATACATTTGCGAAATGGTAGGTGATCCGATTATCTCCGAGTTGCACGGCTTGCAACAGTAAACTATTAGTTGACAGTTGGAAAGGAAATATTATGAAAACATTTACATTTGAAGGCAAAACTCATATGTTCGCGGAAGAAGTAAACCCAAAGAAAGACGGTTGATATACCGCAACACTAACAGACCATAACAACGTACGATGTGAAATGTGGTTTGTAAACGGCGAATTGAAACGCCTTGTTGAATTAGACTAATAATAAAGGGGTACCATAGCGGTACCCCTATTTTTTGTTTTTGACGGCAAAAATACGGCAAAAATTTCATAATAAACTATATGATTTTGTGGATATAAATTCTTAAAAATTGTTTTGGCCAATTAGTTAAAAACTACATTATGCCATTTTATGGATAAAATACATTATATCCGATATAATATATTGATATAAAATACAGGCTATAAAATGCCATGTTTAATAGGGTTTGTTATTAAAACGGCAGAAATTCGTCAAAAATAATTAGCCGAAAATATCGGCAACCTTATCAGCTGCCTTTAATCGCATATCATCTGAAAAATGAACATATGTATTTAATACTGTTTGTATACTATCACCTAATAGGGCGGATACCGTTTTTATGTCTACGCCATTTGATAATAATTTAGTTGCGTATGTATGGCGTAGATCATGAATTGAATTATCTGGCAAGAACCTTTTCATAATTCGTGTTGCGCCCCAGCTAGCACTAACTTTATTATTGAAAAGGCGTTCAGTCGAACATGTTTCTTTGTATTCTTTCAAGATATTTGTTAATATTGGCGGAATAGGTAATTGCCTATAACTATTTTTTGATTTAAGCGGCTTTAACGCATATTTATTGTAATCAATCGCGCCGAATTGCTGCACTACATTTATAGTATTGTTATCTAAATCCACATTATCCCAAGTAAGGCCGATAATTTCGCCATATCTCATGCCGGTATAAGCAGCAATAGAAAATATAACATAGTATTTATAGTTTTTATGCTTTACTGCATTTAAAAATGTTTCTATTTCTGTATCTGATAACGCCTTTATTTTTGTAGGTTCATTATCCTTAAAACGCGGTATTGATTTCAATTCATTTGTAGGAATTATTTTATATTGGTTCACCGCGTATCTAAATAAACGCTGAATTACGCCCAAGGCAAGGTTTTTGGTGGTGATTGAGTATAAACTATCATTCAATATCCGTTTCACTTGATACGGCGTTATATTCGCAATTTTTTCGTTATGTATAGGCTTAAATATATCAAACGTACGCTTATAGGCCTGTAACGTATTGAATGTACGCGGTTTATTTTCCCTAATATAAATTTCAAAAAATTCAATAAGAGTTATATTTCTAAGACTATCATCGGTTGCGGTGATAGTCTTTTTTAGTTTATCAATGATCGTTTGAGCGTGGATTTTTGCCGCCTTTTGTGTTTCAAAACCCTGTTTCGATTTTTGGCGCCAGCGGTTGCCGTCCTTGTATGAAACGATACATTGATACCCTTTATCCTTTTTTCTTATCGTTATATTGCATTGCATCGTCTAATTCCTTTAATGAATAACTTGCTATGTAATGAGCGCCAACAGTTAAGGCGACTATTAAAAGCAATAAAATATATCGGTGTTCTTCCCAAGACATAAGGCCTAATATCATACCAATAATAAGGTACAGGATACTTTGATAAAAGGCTACGTTAATTGCATCTTTTTTACTCATGGTAAACCCCTTTATTTAACAATATATGCGCGAATGTATCCGCATCATGTTCCAGCTTTTTGCGTAAATCATTGTCTATTTCCTTAAATAAATCATAATCCTTATGAAGGAATATATGCCCTAATTGATGCGCAAGCGCCATGCGCTGCTGGCGCCTACTCAACCGGCTATTTATAATAATAGCCTTTTTTATCTCCGGTTTTATCTGTATACCGCTAACGCAAGCCGGCAATGGTTTATATATAACTTTAATATCTAATTTACTTGCTATATGGCGCGGTTCGTTTGAGCCGTGCGAATTAATCAAATCTAAGACAAAAGAACACATATTGAACATGCTAACAATTCCCCTTGAATATATTAATCGTCTAATACCGCTTTTAACACTTTGGATATTTTAGCTTTTTGTGATGCCGTCAATTCACGATCACCGTAATAACAAATTAAAGCATTATCCGTAATTTTCTTTAAATCAATAGAAATTTCTTGCTTTTTGACTTTAGGCGCTCCCTCTACGCCGTCGGTAAAATAACCTATTGGAACACCGAAATATTCCGATAATATTTTAATATTTTTTAAACTAGGATTGCTTTCTCCTTTCTTCCAACGTGAAAATGCACTTTGCGGAATTTTGGTGTCTTTTGAAATTTGATATGCTGATACGCCTGTTTTTCGCATTAATTCTTCGATTTTGTTGTATAGCATAATGTACCTCGCTAAATATAAACAGACTATTTAACATTTTTAAAAAGTGTTTACTAGACTACTTACTAAAACGGAAGTACAATATAGCCATAAGGTACTTATGAAATCGTAAGTGTCTTGAAGTTTTTATATAGCAAGTGTGGCGTCGAAAATCATCACTTGCTATATCGCAAGTATACCATTTTAGAAAGCGGGGTGTAAACCATAAAAACAGTAACAAAAAATGTTTTTAAACTCATGGATAGCAATGGTATTACCGCTTATAAACTATCCAAAGAAACGGGAATTTCCGAAAGTGTTATTTCCCGTTGGCGTAGTGGTGAACAATCGCCAAGCCTTAGCAGCCTTGTAAAGGTTGCGCACTTCTTTAATTGTGGTTTATCGGAATTGATGAAAGGGGTTACGAAATGAAACTGACGTATACAGTCGAAGAAGTTGCCGACGTACTAGGTATATCAAAATCTTCTGTATACAACTTGCGAAACGCTGGCACAATTCACCAGCTAACAAAATTACCGGGCGTTTTATTCTCAGCCAAAGAAATTCAAAGTATAGCTGGATTAGAAACCGAAATAAATGCGGTTAATTACCGGGCATTAAAAGCAGAAAATGAAGCATTGGCCGAAGAAAACGCAAAACTAAAAAATAGTATAAAAAAAATCACCAGCAATGTACTGGCGATTACGGGGGAATTTGTCAATGACTAGCATCATGAAAATTGTAGGTTTTGTATTGTTGTTAGGTACGCCGGGATCATTAGAGATTGACGTACTAACATTTTATGAAGCAATGCTACAAGGCCTATTAGGCGTAACGCTGCTATATAGCGGCATCTATATTGATAAATTAAAAAAGGCCCAATAGTAACGGCAATTACTAAAGGGCAGATGCGAAAAGTGAGTTTCGAAAGCATCTTAACTCTATCATACATGATATGTGGTTAAGGTGGCAAGGTGAAAAATGGATTGGAAATTAAATAAGGAACAAATTGCGGAAGTTGCTGCAATGTATACGGAATTATGTGAAAAAATACCGGATAAAGAAATTTCTTTAAACCTTAGCATTAGAAAAAATAACGATGAATACGGCAAGGTGGTTTTTCATTATGATGTGTACGCAATATTTAACGACAAAATAATTTATATAAAAATGGGTAAACATCGTTCAGTAATGGATACACTTATAACGAACGTTGAAGCAAAGGAAATTATTGATTTGTTGAAAGGTAATGAATAGATATGTCTAGCATCTACGAACTTAACAAAGATTATGCAGAGTTATCCGCAATGCTTGAAGCAGCGGAAACACCGGAAGAAATTGAAGCAATTCAAAACACGCTGGAAATGCTCGATTTATCTATTGAGGAGAAAATCGAGAATACGGCAAAATACATGGTTAATGTTGAAGCCGATATACAAGGCATCAAGGCCGAAATTGATAGATTGAACAAGGTAAAAAAATCAAAAGAAAGCACCATTGAAACCTTGAAAAATAACATTGAACATTCAATGAAGCAAAAAGGCATTGAAAAATTAGAGGTTGGCACGTTTAAAGCTGGTTACAGAAAATCCGAAAGCGTGGAAATTATCAGCCTTGATGTAATTCCGGCAGATTTTACGAAAGTAGAAATCAAAGCCGATAAAACGGCGATTAAGAAAGCACTTAAAGCCGGTGAAGCGGTGGAAGGTGCAGAAATTAAAGTAAACCAAAATTTTTATATTAAATAGGCGGTGAAATATGGAATTTAGAACACTAAAATCGAATGAAATAGATTGCCGTATTCAATCACTAAACGAAAAGAACGGCAACGTCGGCGCGGTGGTGCTGCTATATAAAGATGCACGCGTTGACATGCGGCTACTTGATGAAGTTGTAGGGGCTATGAATTGGAAACGTGAACATACGATCATTGGCGATAGATTATATTGCACGGTTTCGATTTATAACAAAGATACAGGCGAATGGGTAGGTAAAAGTGATGTTGGCACGGAAAGCAACACCGAAAAGGAAAAGGGCCAAGCATCTGACAGTTTCAAGCGTGCATGCTTTAACTGGGGCATTGGTCGAGAATTATATTCCGCACCATTTACCTATATCAATCTACAAAGTAGCGAATGGACGAAAGGCAAAGACGGAAAACCTAAATCATACGCAAAATTCACGGTTAAAGAAATTGAATATGACGAAAATAGAAATATCAATAAATTAATCATAGTTGATAGTAAAGGCGCCGTGCGTTACACAATGGGCGGAAGTGCTGCACCTGTTCAAGCAACAAAACAGAAAGAAACGCATGTTAAAGGATACGATGAATTTGTAGCGTTGCAAAAAACTAAAAAAGTACCGCCGGCAGAAATCACAAAATACATTGCGGCGGAATTTAAAAAACCAAAACTTGCATTGTTAGATGCATTTGAAATGGTGGCGGCCCTTGAATGGTTGAAAAAATACGGGGAAGAAGAAAACGAAGGTTTTAACCTATATGACAATGACGAACAAGCATTGTTGCATGAAGATGCTGGAGACCGTATTTAATGAAATGGGTAACAAAGGGTATCAATTTAATAAAGTCGATTGGCTGGAATATTTTGATACCCGCGCCGAAAGATGAAGCGTTAAATAAGTTAGATCCGGAAGCAGAATATATCGTTGAAATCAAAAAGAAGATAAAGCGGCGTTCTTTAAACGCTAACGCGTATGCATGGGTATTATGCGATAAGATAGCGCGTGAACTTTCAAAAAACGCATATATCTCAAAAAATGACGTGTATAAGCGTGTTTTGATTGAAAGCGGTACATTTACCTATCTACCAATTAAAAACGATGCCACAGGGCGATTTATTGAAATTTGGCACGGCCACGGGTTAGGCTGGTATGCCGAAGATGCCGGCCCAGCTAAAACGGAAGGTTATACAATCGTTCGCGCCTATCATGGCAGCAGCGTTTACACAGTAGATGAAATGCGACGTTTGATTGATGCATTAGTTGATGAGTGCAGCCAGTTAAACATACCGATTGAAGATAACGATTACATCAATTCACTTGTAAGGGAATGGGGCAATGAACAAACGAAAGAAACAGGATAATGTATTGTACGCCCGTACTAGAAAATGGGCGTACGAAAGAGATGAAGGCCTATGCGTTCTATGTGGTGCAATGGCAACCGAAGTACATCATATAGAGTTTAGATCACATGGCGGATTATCAAATTTAAGTAATCTGGCTTGTCTTTGTAGAGATTGCCATACAAAGGCACATGGCAGCGATGCCAAGAAAATACGGGAGATTTTAAAGGAACGAAATAAGGGGGTTACATGGCAGAACGAAGAATGATGTCAAAATCAATTATCAAGTCCGATACATTCCTAGACATGCCAGCAACTACACAAAATTTATACTTTCACATGCTGCTTGATGCGGACGATGACGGCTTTATAAATGCCCCAAAATCAATTATGCGAATGATTGGCGCTAAAGATGATGATATGAAAGTACTTACTGCAAAACAGTTTGTTATACCGTTTGAAAGTGGCGTTGTAGTTATCAAAGATTGGAAAATTCACAACTACATTCAGAACGATAGATACAAGCCAAGCACCTTGCCGGAACGTGATTTACTCAATATCCAAAAGGATAAAACGTACACGTTAAAAAGCGATGTATACAGAATGGATACAGAATGTATACAAACTGTATCCATAGGTAAGGATAGGTTAGGTAAGGTTAGGTTAGGAAAGGATAGGATAGGTAAGGATAGTATAGATATATTATGTCATGTTTCACATGACGATGTGGATAAATCACATATCGAAATTATCGAATACTTGAATGTAAAAACTGGTTCTAAGTTTAAGGCAACTACAAAACCATATATCCAAGCAATACGATCACGCTTGAAAGAAGGATATACGGTTGACGATTTTAAAACCGTCATTGATAAAAAATGCCGTGAATGGAAAGGTACAAAACTAGAAAAGTATTTAACGCCTAAAACTCTATTTGCGCCTAGCCATTTCGATACATATCTAAATAGTAATGAAATGGCAGCCATGACGGATACAGAAAGAAAAGTTGCAGAATTAAACGCGTTAATTGATGCGGTGGAAGGGGGAACACATGAAGCCGGAAACATTGAAAGCTACGGGGCAACTATTGATATATGACAAATTCGATAGTGCAAAAGTAAAAATGTACGCCTACATGCTGGAAGATATTAACCCCGTAACATTGGCGGAAGCTATCAAGCAATGCATCAATACGTGCGAATTCGTTCCAGCCGTTGCAACTATCAGAAAAAAAGCGGCTGAAATTTCCGGATATGTAAACGGCAAGGAAGAACGATTGATTGCGCAAGATGCATGGGAAGTAGTACGAAAAAAGGCAAGCCAAGTAGGTTATGAAAAGGGCCTTGATGAATTGGAAGGCATTACAAGGCTTGCCGCAAAAACTGTATGGCGTTTCTTTGATCCACGCAATAGCCAAAGTTATAACGAAAGCGCAGCCATGAGCCAATTCTGTAAGGCTTATGAGCAGCTGGCAGCACGTGAACAAAAAAACATGGAAATAGCGGCAAGCATCAAAAATAATGGCCTGTTAATGGAAGCGCGAAAACGTGCAGAACTTAATATGCCACGAAATACAGAAATTAAGATGCTAGATAACGGCCATTTGGTTGAGGTTGAAAAATACGAAGCCGTAGACCTTAAACGCATTGTTAAAGATGCAGATATATCCGAAGAGGGAAAGAGGTTGATTATGGGGGTGTTGGAATGAACAAGAAATATAATTTATTCCCAAAATTAATCGAATGTAGGGAATTGTTAGGGTATACACAACCAGACATGGCAGCTATTGCCGGCGTATCACCGGAAACATACAAGAAACATGAACGCGGTGAATTTGAATTCAGATTATCCGAAATGCTGGCAATTCAAGAAAACATTAACAACGAATTACAAACACATTTAACACTTGATGAATTATTTCAAATGGGGAAAATCGTTTAAATGCGTTATATAGAAGTTTTAAACCGTCAACGATAAATCATAAGGGCGGAATAGTAAAAGGGGCAAAATGAGCGAATTTACCCTATAGAATTAGAAAATAGGAAGGTAATTATATTATGAATAGTGTTCAATTATTAGGAAATCTTGCACGTGATCCGGAAGTACGTTATACACAAACAGGCCGAGCGGTTGCAACATTCACAGTAGCGGCAAGCAATACATATATTGATAGCGCTACAAATGAAACAAAGGAACAAACGGCGTTCGTTAATTGCGTAGCATGGGGCAAGTTGGGCGAAGCAGTAGGCAACTATAGAAAGGGAAACCGCTTATTTGTAGAGGGGCGAATTCAAACAAGAAGCTATGAAACGCAAGACGGCCAAAAACGGTACGTTACGGAAGTAATTGCAAGTTTTGTAGGTGTATCCGCTTTAAATGATGCGGAAGCTGGCAGCAATTTCGATAATTTTGCAGATGATAAGGGGAACGATGAAAATATTCCGTTCTAATAGGTGGCAAAAATGTTAGTAAAGAATGATAAGGAATGGTGCTGGTGTTTTGGTGAATATACAGGATACCCGCAAAAAAGCATTGAAGATGCCGTGAAAGATTTTTCTGATGCATACCCAGCGGAAGAAGTACCGATGATTAGAGTCGGAAACCCTTATTATTACGTTCCTACGGTTGATGCAGAGCGTGTAATTGAGGAAGTCGTTTATGGTGATCTTGATGATGAAATAGCGGAATGGTCGGAAGATTATTTGCTAAGTGTGAAGCAAGAACATATAGATGAATTGCAAGAAAGCTTAACAAAGGTATTTCGTGAATGGGAAGAAAAGCACGGCTATAAAAATACATCGTTTGTTATTCTTGAAACTATCAATCCATTTGAAAGTAAGGAATAAAGAAATGAAATCACCGTGTAAGGGTTGTGAGTATAGAGCAATAGGCTGCCATAGTACATGCGCGGCCTACATCAAATACAGTAGCAACAGAAAAAAAGAAATAGAAAGCCGTGATAATCGCGGCGATGTGTTCGGATATGTAAAGGATAGCCGCCATAAGATTAAACGGCGAATGGGGCAGTATAAAGTGTATTGAAAGGGGAAGCATGGAATTAGTACAAACAAAGCGAAAGCAGCAGTATATAAACGCATATTGCATTATGTATCCGTGGTATGTATGGGAAGAACATTGCGCATTTGTTGAAATTGTGGCCGGTGTATCTCCGGGGCGACGGCCTAAACCAGCAAAACGGAAACATGGGCGGCATTGTTTGAAGTGGTTGCGTGAAATTGATGCAATAAGCATGAATGATCTAACCACAATTAATAGAGTAGTAACGGGTGATATGTTATGAACGCTGACTATATAGGAAATTGGCTTGCGTTGGGTGCTTGCATATACGGCGGTAAAACCGCCGATGCAGCACTACAAATATTAGGCCTAAGAATAGCAAGAGGAAGAAAAGTAAGCCGTGATGATATTAAAACAAGTACTCTAATTAGTTTAAGAGAAAAGGGTATGACGTTAAGGGAAATTGCTGAAGAATGTGGCGCGTCGTTTTGTTTGGTACGTAAGCGGTTGTTACTTGCTGGGTTAAACCTTGAAAGAAAATATCGTTGATAAAGGGGAATTAATAAATGAGTGTAAAGGTAGACATGGGAAACGGTAGAGTTTTTACATGTGAGCAACTAGCCAGCGCATTAACGTTGGTTATTGAAAACATGATTTTAAAACCAAAGGTAACGCAAGATAGATTTTTAGTTACGCTTGAATACAAATATCATAAGGACGGCAAAACGAAACGATTGCGGCAAGCACTTTCCAAAATGGTAATGGAAGTATTTAACGGAACAGTTGAAACGTACATTTATAACGTACGCCAACAAATCAAGGAACTTATTGTAAAAGGGGAATTATACGATGAAGAATGAGCAAAAGTGGTTATTACAAGAAATGTATAACGAAGGGTATAGAGATATTAAGATTGAAGGCGTTTATGCGTTCTTCGTAAATCCTACATTTATTGAAAACGGCGGTAATTTCAAGATACGCGATCATACCCCAAGAATTCCATGCAAGGTGCTGGGATTAAATCCTAATACCCGTAAATATTCTATTGCATCGCTACTGGGTATCGTGGAATGGGAAAAGGTACCAGTTGATACGCCCGTTATTGCAGAAACTGGACTTACAAAAGTTAAACTTTATTTTGCAAAATACGAAAATGGCCGCATATATTGTTTTAGGGGTGGAAAAACGTCATGGAGTAGTTTGGGCGATTATTATTGGGTATATCCGGAAAACGATGTATTGTTGGCAGAAAGGGCGTTAAATGAGTGTGATTGATATTACATTAAAGGGGCGCCCAGCAACTAAAAAGAATAGCGGCCGAATTATATCCAGAAATGGAAAGCCTATTATAATACCGTCAGAAGCCTATAAGAATTATGAAGATGCTTGCATGTGGCAGTTGGCTGGGAAGAAACTGCATATATCTGGCATCATCGTTGTTGAATGTAAATACTATTTGCCAAATAAAAGAAGCTGGCCGGACTTAATCGGGTTGCTTCAAGCTACAAGCGATATATTAACAAAGGCCAAAGTGATTGATGATGATAAATGGATATGTTCATATGGTAATAGCTGCATAGCCGGTATTGATAAAGATAACCCAAGGGCAGAAATCCGGATTATGGATAGAAAAAATAAAGTGTTGGAAGCGTTATTGAAATGAGGGGCAATAAATGGAACTACTAAACAGGATTAAACGCATATTTGGATATAAGCGATATAATGCGGACGTTATCAAAGTTAAGCGATGCATACCGGGTGTATTATTGCCGAAAGTTGGCAGCGAAGATGCTGCCGGCATGGATTTTTATCAACCGGAAAGCGTAGTTATAGAACCGCATCAAACGCACTATGTAACGCTGGGCCTAGCGTTAGAAATTCCAAAGGGGTATATGTTAATGCTGGCGCCACGATCTAGCATGAGCAAAACGCCGCTAATTATTCCAAATTCATTCGGTGTGATTGATGCGGACTATAGGGGCGAAATTAAAGCAATTCTACATAATACCAGCGATACGCCGTATTTAATTCAAAAGGGCGATAGATTAGTACAGGGAATTATGGTACCAGTAGGCGCATTAAAATTGTTAGAGGTTGCACAATTAACTGAAACGGCGCGCGGTGCTGGTGGTATTGGAAGCACGGGAAAATAACCATGATTAAATTATTGTTTGATGCTGCATTGGCGTTTTCGTTAGTTATAGCGTTGTTTAAGTTGGTATCATTATTTACGATGTAGTTGATAAGGGGCAATATAAACGCCCCTTTGATACAAATAGGCGAAAGGGGAAATGTGTAATGCCTATTATTGATCCAATGTATTTGTACTTGATTGAGGTACTACATAATATAGATGCTTTAAATCAAGCTGTATTTATGATTTTGACTTGCGCCGCTGCTGGTGTAACGGCGGTATGTATTATAGATGATAACGTACGAGGTTTATTGCAACCGCACAAAAATAAAATTATTGCCTTGTATATTGCGTTTATAATTAGCGCATTAATAGCTGTATTAGTACCTACAAAAGATGCTATGTATAAAATGCTATTGGCGCATTATGTAACAACTGATAATATCCAAATCGTAAACGATGCCATTAAAACCAATTTACAAGACTATTTAAACATGTTAGGGGAAACAGTTAAGAACATGCGATAGTGAACCATACGGGGGAATAAATGACGGATAAAGAATATAGAGAAATAGGCAAGGAATTCCTAGAACCGATTAAACTAATATCAATGAAAATTAAATCGTTGAAAGAAGATCTAAAGCATTTGCAATCCGATATAACAACGATAGGGGCAGTTGATTATAGCAAGGAACGTTTAAGCGGTGGCGGAACGCCGGGCGGGTTAGACCGTCAAATAGTACGCCTTGAAAGTAAACGCGATGCGGTACATAAAGAAATAGGCGCATTAATTGATGAACGCGAAACGGCGGCGGAAATCATCAATCAATGCACCACAGGAAAAACGAATATATTATTAATGCGTGAGTATATAGACGGCGAAAGCGCGAAATATGCGAAAAGTTTCACCGATTTAGGAAAAACGCAAGCAGCCGAATTAAAAACGTTAGGCCTTATTAATGTAGGTAAATTTTTACACAATACGTATTATCCTAGCATGTATACTGCTAAGGCGGTGAAAGTCGGACTATACCGAACTACATCGGAATAATACGGAAAAGTGATATATAGTATAATTATATTGTCAAATGATGCTTAAAAGGTCATTGGCGTAATTCTCCTATATATACGATGCACATGGGGAACTTTGGGCCGTTCCCCTATTGTGTATTGTAAACCGATACCGATACATAGAATTCCTTTCAAACATACACAATGCCATTGAGAACAATCCTATCAAATATAAATATGTACTTCCAAGCACAACAACAATAAGCATAGTAAACCTAATTTCATGTGATCCATATCGGTATTGGTTTAGAGTACACAACAAAAATGAATAAAGCTATCAGAATATGAGGTATATCCACGGCGATATATCTCATTTTTTGCATAAAAGTAACATTTGATTATTGAAAACTGAACATAATGCACATTTTTTTATTTTAAGAGATATCACCTTCATAGTTTCTAATGTCTTTTCGTGCGGCGTGTTCGGTTTTGAGTAATTAAAAAAGCCGCTATTTTCTAGCGGCTAATATTTGGCGTATTTGGTTATTCATTTCCTTTTGATACTCATCTATAGTATCAAAAATTGTTTCGCGTAGGTTGAACGCGGCGAACGCATCATATATCGAATTAGTACGGCGGCGAAGTAATTCGCATTTTTCAGCTATATAACGAAGCATCATAACTATATTACTTAAATCGTCATAACCTAGTGTTTGAATAATACCGTCATTGTTGTATTTGATGCCGGTATATGCGGCTTGTAATGTTTCGGTGTTGTTTAATTCGTTGTATCTGATCGCGTTTTTAATTTCTTGAATAGTCATTTGCATTTTGATTTCTCCTTTTCGCTTAATTGCGTTTTATGATGTATCTTATGGCTTCATTATACTTGCGTTTTCGCAAGTAGTCAATAGGGAAATTAAAAATTTTTCAAAAAGTTTTGTGAAGGTGGTGAAAAGCTAGTGAATATCATATGTACAAAGTCAAAATGCCTTAATAACAAAGGCGGCAAATGTACGGCCAGCGAAATATATTACGATGGTTTATGCCAAACATATTGCACTAGCCAACACGCATCGAAACAAGTTGCCGGAATATGCACGCGATCACATGGCAGAATGAAAAGTAAAGATAACAACATACTACGATAGGGGGTGAAACAATGGCTAAAACTACATATAAGGATTGGGAAACAGAAGAAAAGATTTTACTGTTACAAGGCTGGGCGCGTAATGGTTTAACCAATGAACAGATTGCAAGCAATATGGATATTGTTGTTTCTACCCTATGGGAATGGCGTAAGAAGTCGCCCAAAATATCGAACGCCCTAAAAATAGGTAAAGATGAAGCAGATATACAAGTAGAAAATGCATTGTATAAAGCAGCACTTGAAGGAAATACAACGGCTATGATTTTCTGGCTTAAAAATCGACGTTCCAAAGAATGGCGCGATAAGATACAACAGGAAATCACAACAGAAAGCGCCGTTAAGTTGGTTATTGATAATAACGAATTGAGTGATACAGATGAGTAAAACAAATCTGTTTCGCGATGTGATACGGCCAACGCCTAAGCAAAAAGAATTCTTGCGAGCAGTAAAGCAAAATATATATACGCTATATGGTGGCGCTGCTGGTGGTGGTAAATCGTATATACTCCGTTGGGGGTTAATATGGCTTTTAATTGATTGGTTCATTCAAACAGGAATTAAAGGCATACGCGTTGGGTTGTTTTGTGAAGATTACCCAAGTTTAGATGATCGTCAAATATCCAAAATTAAAATGGAATTTCCGGAATGGTTAGGAAGCTATAAAGAAAGTAACCACGAATTCACATTGAACGATGAATTAGGCGGCGGCGTTATTTGTTTTCGTAACTTAGACAAGCCAAGTAAATATCTATCTAGTGAATTCGCTGCTATTGCTATTGATGAATTGACTTTGAATAGTCGCGACGTGTTCGATTTCTTGCGTATGCGTTTACGCTGGACTGGTATAAGTGATACTAAGTTAATCGCTGCAACTAATCCGGGCGGCAAGGGCCATATGTGGGTTAAAGATTTATTCATAGATAGAAACTTTACAAAAGAGATGCAACCGTTCGCCGATAAGATTGCATATATCCAAGCAAGGGCAAGTGATAACCCGCATCTATCACAATCTTATATAGATGCACTTAACACGTTACCGGAAAAACTACGTAAGGCCTATCTGGAAGGCGATTGGAATATATTCGAAGGTCAAGTATTTACAGAATTCCGCACCGATAAGCATGTTATAGCACCGTTTGAAATACCGCATCATTGGCAACGGTATCGTTCAATGGACTGGGGATATACCAAACCATATGCAGTATATTCTTATGCGGTTGATTATGACGACGTTTTATATATTACTGGTGAATATTATGGGTGCAAGCCGGGTATGCCGGATACTGGAACACAGGAAACGGCGAGGGAAGTTGCACAAAAGATAGAACACTTGAAAGACTATCAAGGTGTAGCAGACCCGGCTATATGGCAACGTACAGGGCATGACGGGCCAACGATTGCGGAAATATTCGCAACTGAGGGCGTGTATTGGGTACGTGCTGATAATGATAGATTGGCCGGACTTATGCAAGTACATCAACGGTTAAAAGAAGGCAAGCTAAAAATATTTAGTAATTGCGTACATCTAATACGCACCTTGCCAGCTTTAACCTACGATAAAATAAAGGTCGAAGATGTAGATACGAAACAAGAAGATCATGCGTATGATGCGGTGCGTTATATGTGTATGGCTAGACCTGTTAAATCAGTTAAACCAGATAAGCCATTTAATGACGGTTATAAATATGTTGATGATAGCGAAGGAGATATAAGCGCATGGGGCGTATGAGTGAAAGGGCGTTACGTGATTACGCCTTTAAGGTTCTAAAATCGGAATATGGCGAACGCGAAGAAAAGGGCGTTATTATTCCGGCGAAATATACAGATGCACAGTTGGCGGAATTCGCCAAAGCAATGCCGCAATGGCAGTTAGAGCAGATGTACGATATGATTTATGGTTCTGAAATGGTGGAGTAATGGATATAGAACAAACAACCTTTGATATATACGAAGCAAAACAAAATGTAAAAAGTGCATTGGCCGCCACTTCAGAATGGCGCAAGGCTGCTGCCGAAGATTTTGCATTTATGCAAGGTAAGCAATGGCAAGACGGCGATTTAAAGAATATGCGCGAAGCTGGACGGCCAGCAATTACGATTAATAGAATTAGACCGGTTATTAATCTGTTATGCGGTTATGCATCACAGAACGAAACAGAACCGGACTTTTTACCACGTTCCGAAGAAGATGATAGAATTAGCCGGGTTGCTAAAGGTATTACAAAATACTGTTTAGACCGTGCGAACTATCAACGTAATAAGGGCAAATGTTTCCGCGATAAAATTATTTGCGGTTTAGCCAATTACTGGGTGTCGTATGAATTCGACTATACAAAGTTAGACGGCACCATTCAAATTGAACGTGTTTCACCGTTCGATGCTTTCATTGATCCGGAATGTAAGAAAGACGATTTAAGCGATGCGCAATTCATTGGACGTTATAGCTGGGAAAGTGCTGCCAAGTTAAAGCAGATTTATCCGGAAAAGGTTGACGAAATCAACGCATTAAAAAGCCGATATGACGAAACCGAACAGGAAGCCGGTATTATTGAAACAGTAGACGGCGAAACGTTATGGTATAGTAGCAACTACAATAAAATCCGTGTAGTGCAGTATTGGTATAAAGAATACAGTAAAAAGAATGTATACATGACAAAAGAGGGGTTAATTGATGAAACTAACCCGTTATTTGTTGTATTAATGGCTACAGGAAAGAAACCTACTAGCATACCAGATACTAAAATTAGATATGCAACGTTCGCTGATAGCGTTCTATTGGAAGAGGGCGAAAGTCCTTATAAGCATGGTAAATTCCCGTTAGTGCGTGAATATTGTTACTATACCGGCGAATTGGTAGATGATGAACTAGAACCGGCTGGCGTAGTGCGTGATATTAAGGACGCGCAACGTGAATTAAATAAGAACAGAAGCCAACGCATGCATGTTGTAAACCAACAATCATTAGGCGTGAAATTCTGGCAAGGTCAATTCACGGAACAATTAAAGAAAACTATCAAGAATGATAGTACAAAACCGGGCGCCAATATATTCCTACCACCGGGCGTTTCCTTTGTAGACGGCACGCCGGCAATGGATAGCAGTATCAATATGAGCCTTGAACAACAATCAAGTAATGATTTTTACGCTATTTCTGGCATTACTCCGGAAAGCCTTTCCGGTAGCGTTGGGGCTATGAGCGGCAAGGCAATCGACTTACGGCAATCTGTTACAACTGTTCAAACGGCTGGTATCTTTGAACAGTCAAAAGAAGCAGAACGCCAAATAGTAAAACTCTTATGGGGTGAGAAAAACGCACCGGGTTTAATTCCACAATTCTACAACGAAGCCAAAGCAATGCGCATTATGGGCGACGACGGGCAAAAGGAATTTGTACAGATTGCACCGGGTTTAAATCAACCTATGCAAGAACAGATTTTAACCGATGCATTAGGGCAGCCACAACGTGATGCGGAAGGCAACCCAATCAAACAAGTTTTATATGATCTATCCGCCTTTGATTTTGATATTGTAATCACTACAAGCCAAGCAAGCGCAACGGCAAGACGTGCTAACCTTTATCAATTATTGGAAGCTAAGAAATCCGGCGTTGATATTCCTATGGATATTATCCTTGATTTCATGGATTTCCCAGAAAAAGAAACGGTTAAGAAGCGCATGCAAGAAGCAGCGGAGAAACCGGCACTACCAGAATTGCGTGTTAGTGGCAGCTTAGACGATATGCCAGCGGAAGCATTAAGTATGTATTTACAAACGCTAGGTGTACAGATTTCACCACAACAAATTATGGCGGAACGGTTAGCCTTGAAAGGTAAACAACCAAACATTCAAAATACACCGCCAATTTCACCGCCTATGAACGATTTAGGCACTATGTAACATAAACTATCAACACAATAACAAACGCTCCGTAATGGGGCGTTTTTATACATTTCGCCCTAAGTAACGGCGTTAAAAGGCTCGCTTATACATTATCGCCCGGCAACGGCGTTAAACTGCCATATTCTTATATTCGTCCGGCAATGACGTTAAAAGGCAATAAGGGGTATTTGATATGAAAGACGAATTAGTAAACATCGAAGAAGCTGGTTTCACGCCGGAAGATTTAGAAAACACGGGCGTTGAATTGGAAACAACCGAAGAAACGGATACACAGGAAACTGCACCAGATGAACCCTCTACAGATGATGCAGCGGAAAGTGATGCGAATGATGCGGAAGTAGAACCGGAAGCGCCGAACACAAACGAAGAAACGGAAGAAACGCATGCGAACGATCATAACTTAAAGGCGGCACTTGCACAGGAACGCGCAAGACGTAAAGCGGCGGAAGAACGTGCTAGACAATACGAAGCACGACAACGGCCAATTACATTGCCAGACGAAGAAGTATCAAATATTCGCGACTTTGTACGCCGTGAAGCATTAAAACGCTTTAATATCACGGCGGAAGATTTAGAAAGTCTTATGTTTGAAGATGTACAGAAGTATAACGATTTCATTCGTTTCGAAGCTAATGCAGAATACACAATTACCAATCAGCAAATGGCAGTACATCAACAAAGACAAACTAACCTAAATTTCGTAAATGAAATTAAATCATTGCCGAACTTTGGGGAATTATATCAACGTGGATTAGAAAAGCTAAACGGAATGACGATGCGCGATGCACAACCGATTAATGATGCTTTTTATCGTGTTGATATCGGCGAAGGTACGGAAGCCGATTTTGAAACTATCAGAAAGTTTGTTACAGAATTGCAAAATGAACGGGCGACAAGTACCGAAGTACCGAATAATCCTTTACAAGTTGCGGCGACGTTGCCAAAAGCTGGCGCGTTAAATGGTGGCGTTCCTACACCTAACAAGGTAACGGAAGAAGATATTTTGAAAGCGTACCAAACAGGCAACCTTGATGCATTGCCGGACGATGTACGCAAATATTTTGACGAATTATAAGAGGTAAAACATGGCAGACCAAAGAAACCAAGTAAATATTCCAGCGAGTTTAGTACCTAAAGTATGGGCTAAAAAAGTATGGCATGAAGGCGTAAAAGATAGCTATTTTGATAAGTTTACAGCAATGGACGGTTCCAACGTTGTGCATCAAAACAAAGATTTAGAAAACGTAAAAGGCGATAGCGTAGTATTTGGCTTGATGATGAATTTAAACGGGCCGGGCGTTGAAGGTAACCAAAAATTATCTGGTGCCGAAGATACATTGAATATTTATGATTTCACAGTACAAACTAAATTGATCCGTAATGCGGTATCTCGTTATGAAGCGGACGACCAAAAAACACAGTATAATATGTTGAAAGAAATTAAAGGCGCATTGACACAATGGCTTGCTGATTGGTTGGATAATAAATTGATGAGCGAATTATGTTCAACTCCTTCCTCTTCTAAAGAAGCGGTAGCCGCAAGTGCCGCCGGTACATATGCCAGCATTACGGCAAATGATAAATTAACAACAACTATTATTTCTCGTGCTAAACGCAAGGCGATGATGCATGCACCAAAAGTGCAACCGATTAAAGTTGACGGCATGGATAAATATATTATGCTTGTATCTCCGTGGGCGGCACGTGATTTAAAAGATGATCCAAAATGGTTGGCAGCGCAACAAAACGCAAATATTCGTGGTTCTAAAAACCCTATTTTCACAGGCGCTTTAGGCGAATATGACGGTGTTATTCTTTACGAATACGAACGCGTAGTTTGTGATAATACCGGCGCATCTAGTGCAAATGTATGCCATAACTTATTATTGGGTAGACAAGCAGCATGTTTCGCAGTAGCAAGACCAGCTAAACACATTGAACAAACAGACGATTACGGCAACATCGCTGGTAATGGTATCGCGTTCTATGGTGAAGTTAAAAGAACAAAATTCAATAATAAAGATTACGGTTCTATTCAAGTATTAACTGGTGGCGTAGTAGAAAGCTAATTGATAGATACAGGGGCGGGGTAATACCCGCCTTTATTCTTTATGGGGTGAATATGAACGTAAAACAAGTTATCTATAGGGCGTTCATGCAAATAGGCGATACATCGCAAGAAACGTATACACCATATCAATTATTGGAGTATTACAACGAAGGTAATCACCTATTAAATGCCCTTATAGGTCAGTACTGCCCTAGTTTGGCACAGGCAACGCACGAAGATAACGGCACCGGAC